TCATTTGTGACAGACGGCGCAAGCGCCGTTGCCTTCATCCACGCCGTAGACATCATCGATGTCCTCGGGACAGGCTTTCGCAGGCCGAAGTGGATTGATCGGGATGGCTTTGCGCATGCGCACGCGGCGGATCTCGTATTCCGCTTCGATCTCCGCCACGCGCTCTGGTTGCTCCATGTCCCCAAGCGACTCGCCTTTTGACCAGGTGAACGGCGAGCCATGCTCCAAGGCGTCCTTTTCCAAGGCCTTGGCGGCTTCATAGGCCTCGGGATGCCGTTCCCTGAGGCGCACCCACTCGATCTTCTGTTGGAAGAAGCAGAAAGTGCATCCGCTTCGCGAGCGCCACTCGTAATACTTCGGATAACCGACCCCGGAGTTCTCCAAGATGTCGATCACACCGGCTTTGTCGATACCTGCCTCGCGGAAGGGGAGCTTGACGAACAAGTTGTCAGCTTTGGCGGCGTAGCCTTCGCGATAGTCCTCGTCAGCCCGGATGGCGACGTATGAGGTGACCTTGTCGCCCGCAGCTAGCATGGGCCTCACCCATTCTTCAAAGGGGGCCAGCTTCAATTGGCGCGTGCACCAGCGCGAGTTGGGGTTAGGCAGGAAGTGGTTGTATTGGCGAAGCCAGAAGGTGAAGTTGCGTTTGGGATTTAGCCGAGCAATCGGCTTGCCCAGGAAGCCCTCTAGCTTGCCCAAGAACTCCTCGACCTCGGGGAGTTCTTCTCCGGTGTCGGTGAAGAAGTATTCGATGTCGAGCTCGGGGTGGCGGTCGCGCATGTAGACAGCCAACGCAGCGCTATCCTTGCCGCCGGAAATCCCTAGAACGTGCCGCTCAGCCATTGCTAGCATCCTTGTCGATGGAGGCCAGCTTCATCCCGGCCTTGGCCAGGATCGCCAGCAAAACTTCGGTTCCCAAACCTTGGCCTTCCAGCATCGAGGCGACCTCGTCGGCTTTGGCCTCTACCGTCTTGCGGTGGCGATCGGATATCGCGAACGAGCGCGAAATCGTCTTCGTGTCCGAGCCCGCGCCGATGACGACGGCGATGGCTTCGCTGTGCGCCTTGCGGCCTTGCACGGCCACGAATGCTTCGGCCTCGCGGAAGCGACGAGCGAACTTGGCGAGCTCCAAGATCGCCGCGTCGATGTGCCGGTCCACCCAGTCGCGCGGCGGCTTCTCCGCCGCTAAGCTCAGAATGCCTTCGAGAGACGCTCGACTTCCGTCGAAGTTAGCCAAACGGGTTGCGAATGCGTCCAGACGCAAATCGCCTGAGACGCCGGAGACGGAGCTGGCCCGCTCGCGCAAGGCTTCCAGATCGTCCGGACTTGCGTCGAGCGCTTCGAACATCTTGGTTTCGACCTCGCCAAGCATCCTTCCGTAGGCGCCGGCGAGCTCTTGCAGAGGCGCGCGCAGAGCCTTCACGTACGCCTTGCCATCGGAGGCGTTTAGCAGAGAGGCCAGGTCGACAAACAAGACTTTGTGGGGGTCGCTCGCCTTCAATAACATGTCGCGCATGTCCTTTGCCGTCTGCCCCAGCCGCGAAGTCCGCCGAGCCCATTCGGGCAGGTTAAAGACCATGGCCACCAGGCCGCGAGCGGCTTCAAGAGGGTCGGCCGCTCCGGCGTTCTCGCCAATCTCAGCCAGCAGCTTCGAGATGCCTTCGAGAATCCGGTTCTTGTCCTCGTCGATGGTCACCCAGCGTAGCGAAAAGCGATCGGGGTCTTGCAGGCACTCGTCGATGTCAAAGTCGGTGAGCCTGGGCACAAACATCCCATCCTTGTAGACGGCGATGTTGGCCTTGTGGGCGAGCAGGAACGCCGTGAGGATCACCGGTTGGATGCCCAGCTTCATGCCGAACGGCGGCGCGCTCCAGAGCGCGTAGATCTCATGGGCCCCCACGCGGGCGTTTGCGTCCGAGAACAGGGCGCGCGTCGCGTTCCACAGCGGCTCAAAGCCTTCGGCGAACCCATCTCCGGGCTGCATGCAACGCCAGGCTCCGGAGGCATCTTGGCGGTGGAGCTCCGTGCTTCGCAGCAGCGTCTCGTAGAGCCCGCGCTCGGCGGGGAATCCTTCGAAGCCCAAGGCCTCTTGACCTTCGGAGTTGATCATCGCGTGCAGCAGGTCGCGGCGGGCCTTCACGCTGTTGCTCGACACGCTGTCGCGGTTGACCAGCTCGCTCCACACCGGCGGCGAGGCGCTGAACAGATCTTCGGCAAGGCTGGATGCCACAGGCGAGAGCTTCGAGCCAAGCTCGACTATTTGGTCGGTTCCGTCATGCCACTTCGCGAGCGACACGGCAGCTTGGAGTTGGTCTTCCAGGTCGGCACGGGTCGCGGCCAGGCGCGCGTAGACCTCGCGGCGGGCCACGGCGTCGCCCGAGAGCTCATGGCGATCCTTAACTTGCTCCAAGGCCACCAGCTCGGCGGATAGCTCGGCGATGCGGGCGTGGTTGCTGGGGATGCCGACCATCACCGGCCACGGTTGAAGCTTTGAACAGGCCTGAGCGCGGACGCGGGCGGCCCTAGGGCTCATGCCCTTGCTCGGCAGCGCGAGGATGAAGGTCCCGAACTCGCCCTTCTTGGGACGGAAGTCGGCGGCGATTTTCTCAGCCTGCTCGATGCTGCACAGAGAGAGTTCCATCCAGCGCATGGAGCCCGTTTCGTGATAGTGTCGCTTGGCTACCACGGGATGCAGGCCCATGAGTTGGGCCAGGCGGACATAGTCGATGCCGGGCGAGGCGGCCAGGGTTTGGGCGATGGCCGCGTCAATATCGAAGTCGCTGCCTTCGAACACCGACCAAGCGCCGGTGTAGCTCTTGAAGAGCGCGACCTTGAGAGACGCGAGCTTTTGCAGCGCGGCGTCGAGCTCCTCGGGCGTCTTGCCGTAGAAGAGCGAGGTGATGACCGCCGAATCGGCCGCCAACCCCGACCCGTTGCGAAAGAGGTCGATGACCGCGATGTTCTTGATCATCGACACGAGCAAGGCGTCGCCTGTCTTGGCCTCAGCCCGCTCCACCGCCTCGACGGCTTGCGACCAGCGATGACCATCGGGCGAGGCGAGGATCGCCGGCTCGAGGTTCGAGCGCAGGTAATCCCAGTAATCGCTCGGGCAATACCAGCTCGCGTCGCTTCTGAGGGTGGAGTTCAGGTAAGAGCGGAAGCCATGCGGCTCCACCGACGACAAGAAGCCGAAGGTGCTGCGCTCGTTTTGTCCGAACTGCCGCTTGGAGATCGGGCCCAGCAGCGCGGCCATGGCCGGGTGCAGCGGCCAGCAGGCCTCCAAGGCCTTGGCAAAGTTCTGCCCCACTGCAGGCCGGCGCGAACGGATCGCCTCGGCGATGGACTTGGACGCGTCACGCATCCATGGCGGGCGTTCCTTGGCTTCGATCGCGCGCCCGATGAGCTCGACGACTTCGTCGCTCGCGGCAACGAAGGGCAAGTCGACATAGCGGCCTTGGACCTTGGCCCAGTCGTCGCGGGTGTCGATTCCCAGGCGCGCCGAATATTGCGCGAAGGATTGATGCAGTACGCCGACGACAACCAGACGGCCTTCGGAGCGTGCGGCGGCCTCGGCGAGCTCTTGGAAGAAATAGACATCGTCCCCGGAGCCCAGGGCGGAAGCCTCCAAGAACTTGCCCATCTCGTCAATGATGACCAGCGTGCCGTCATGCGGGCGGCTCTTGGCCTCTTCGAGCAGCTCGGCGATCAGCGATTGGGCGCTGGGCTTGCTGCGACCGTCGACGGTCTTGCCTTGCGCGCGGCGCAGCGCGGCATGAAGCTCCGCGACGACGCTGCCGCGCCGGCCGACGGCCGGGACGAGCAGCCAGCCTTTGCGGACCGGGAATGCTTTGTCGAAAGATGGCTTCGAATCCAGGCGCAAGGCCTCGCGCGCCTTCGCCCGAAGATTCTTGTCGGGATGCAGCGCGCTCGCCAACGCGACGGCCAAGGAACTCTTGCCTCCGCCGAATGGGCCCGTCCAGGTGAAACACCGTTGATTGGTGCCGGAGAGCTGCTTGCATATGCCTTCGACTACGGAAGCCGCTGTCGCGTGGCAGATGTAGCCGGCGAGGGCGTCGGCGCGGCCGATGTCGGCGTCGACACGGATGGAGCGCTGGTATTGACGCGAAATCTGGACAATGTCCGACAGCGCCGTTTGCTTCTTGTCAGTCATAGGCGCGCCTGATCATGTTTTTGATGTCTTCCTTGGACAGGTCCTTGCGGTGAACTTGGCGAAGACCGGCCGAATCGGTCCATTCGAGCTTGCGCCCGGTGAAGTCTGAGACAGCAATCAGTCGTTGGGCGATCGACTCCTCGTCGAGCTTGAAGACCCGTCCCGGCGAGCCCTCCGCGTAGGCCACGGTTTCGAAGGCCAGCGAACTTTGCCCTTCTGCCTCTCGATTCCAGAAATCGACCAAGGCATAGGCGAAGATGCCGTCGTGCAGCGAGGCCTTCGGGCCGCGGCGAAAAGCGTATTGGCCCTTGTGGACCTCTTGCAGCAGGCCCAATTCGCCCAAGAGCGGCTCAGCGAAGTCCTCGGGGGAACCACCCGCGGCACGTGGTGCGTAACTGCGAAGGCACGTCTCCAAGTCCCGCGAAATAGTGGAGGCCGACAGCCGATGCTTCGGATCGAGCTCGCGCGCATAGCGGGCCAAAGGTTCTTCGAGCTCTTGGCGGGTGAAGGTCGGGGCCGTCACATGGTTGAACAGCCAATGCCATGTCGTCGAGCGAAAGCAGCGGCCTGCGAGCTGCCAATGGGCGAACCATGCCGTCGAGGGATTCTCAGCATAGGGGTCGAGCCCGCCATCACTCAAGATCTCCTTGGCGAGACCGCGAATGCGGAAACAGTCACCGTCCTCGAACATTACGCCGCACGCCAAGGCCCAATGACGGATTGATGCCACCATATTCTTGCCTACGCCGAAATCTGCGATGGCCTTCTCGTCTGCGAAAGTCGACTTGCGAATCAGCCCGCCATCGCTAGCTTGGTCGAATATCTTCTTGAGCCACATTTGACGCAGGGGAAACGTCTCGTGGCCCGAAAAATGGGCAGGCGTTCCTCGACTGAGTTTAGAGATGGCATTTTTCATGGTCACAGTTTAACCCCAACTGGTGGATTCCGCCAGTTCGACTACTCTGGCAGTGCTGTATAATCGTACAGTTGCGACCATGCCCGCGGCAGCCGATCAATCATCAAGGGGATGTTCAAGCTGATTATCTTGGACTGCATCGACACAGTGTGTCGCGAGCGGGTACAGTGGAAAGGCTACCCGCGAGCACGATCTCGATGAAATAAGAGATCGATGTCGCGCACGGTCGTGCGGCTTTCAAACAGACTGAATGCAACGAATTCGTGTTCTCGTCGCACAACGAGGCCGGGCAGCACCCTACCGCCGCCGTAGACCCACCGGAGTAGTTCGCGCCCGGCAGCGGCCCAATCACGCTGATTGACGCGACGTCGCAGCGTTGAGGTTTGCAGCCGCCCTGCACCAAGATTGAACGTGAAGTCGACGATGGCAGCGAGCCGTCCTTCCGGCTCGGTGGCCAGCACCGGGCAGTAGCGCAGCGTCGCCGCCAGTGCCGTCTGTAGATCGCGCGCCAGATAGACCTCGGCTTCGGCCTCGCTGATCGGTGGGTGCTTCGGATCACAGAGATGGCCATAGCCAATCGTCCAGAAGCCTGCGGGGCAGATGTAGGGGACGGCGGTGATCTCGATTCCGCCTTTCACCTTGCGCTCGAACCCCTCGAAGCGCTTGGCCAGCTCGATGGCTGCTTTTGGTACTTCGATCACGGCCGCACCCGGTCGAACACCCGCCCGAGGAACCAGAAGTTCAGCACGCCGGCCCACAGAGCCTGATCGGCCTCCGTCCAGGTGTGCAGGATCGCCGCACCCCAACCAGCGCCGGAATTCACAGCGGCCGCAAACGCCGCTGTCTTGGCAGCGCAGTACAGCGCCATGAACCAGTAGGTGATCACCGGGCGCACACTGGTCGACAAGGCATCAGCCCAGCACACGCCGGATCGTTGCCCCTGCGCCGCGACCGCTTCTCGCAAGGCATCGATGGCTCCGGTGTTCCACGCGGCGTCGGCAGCAGCGCCGATCTCTGCCATGCGCTGCGCGCCGCGCAGCTTCTCGAACTCCAATGCCTTGTCCTGCATCGCCAGTTCGTGGCTGCGCTCGCCCTTGCGGTCGAGCCATTTGAGGATTTCCGGGGCAAGACGGAAGGCCCCGCCGAGGAGGCCGCCAAGCAGGGTCTCGATCATTGCCCGCCTCCGAACAACTTGAACTTCACGAAGGCCCCAGCCAACAAGGCCATGACCATGCCCGTGACCAGCATCTTGATGATGGTCAGGCCGGCGGTCTTCTTGGCCTCGTTGAAGGCATCGAGCAGCCCGCGCAGCTCACGGATGTCGTTCGCTGCTTCGGGACCGTCGAGCCCGACATCGGCCAGGGCATGCCGCGCACCGCGTTCGGCGGCGCGCTCCAGCAGTTCCTCGAATTCGTCGCGCGGCATGACGACCATGCCGTCGTGCAGAGTGGGCGTGTTCATTTTTCGTCCTCCAGAAATGCGAAACCCGCCTCGTGGGCGGGTTCGCGGGTGTGAAATAGGTTTGCCTTGGCGCTACGGCTTCTTGCCACGTCCCTTGGCCTGCGGACGCCCGGCCTTCCTGCTGGCCACGACGGCTGCGCCGCCTACCAGCCGGCGCATGGCCAGCGCCCGCTGCTTCGGATGCACATCACTGCGCTCGATGGTGTCCTGCGCCTCGGCCAGCGCCAGCAGCATGTCCTTGTCGGCCCCATCGGGCAGGGCGTCGATGGCGGGCCTCACCCGCTCCAGAAATGTCGTCGCTTGCTTCATTGTCGATTCCTCCAATTGTCGTCAGACGGGGAATACCTGCCGCGCCACCGGCGCCTTGGTGGCGATGCCGTTCTTGATCTGCACCCGGTCGCCGACGGCCACGGCATCGAGCGTCCGGGCGGTGACGGCACCACGCTCGGTGGCCACGCGCACCACGGCCCCATCGATGCCGACTACCGCGCCTACCACCGTTTGCTCCGGCGCGAGTAACCGAGAAAGTTCCTTCAGCGCGAAGCTCATCGCGGCTGCTCCAGGGTGAGTTGGGTTTCGATGGCCGCCTCGGATACCGTGATCTGGATGCCGGTTACCTTGGCGCGGTAAGGACTCGCCGTGGACGGGTCGGTCGCCTCGACGATCTGCCCGAGCCGAATCCCTGGCCGGAAAACCACCGCCATCTCAATGTGGTTGAAGGCGTGGGCGTTGGCATCCATCTCGGCCATACCCCGGTGGATCAGCGCGTCATCGGCGAGCAGCGGCTCGACGATGGGCGAACCCTCGCGTGCACCGTCACCCCGGTAGACCTCGATGATCACGATGCTGTCCCCTTGATGAGGGCGAGGATCGAGAAATCCGTCTCGCCGTTGAGCGTGCTCGGCGACGACAGGGCATAGACCAGAGCCAAGGCGTCATAGGTGACCTTGGCCACCGCCACACCCTTGCTCGATGCCTTCACCGTGACCTTGTCGGATTGCAGCGTGAGGCCGCCGAGGCTGCGTCCGTACCAGACCGACTGGGAGATGGCCGAACGCGCCGGCTTGGATAAAGTCGCCGTATCGGCATCCTCGAACATCAGTTCTTCGGTCACCGTCACCACGGCGCTGCCCTGCGCAGAGAGCGAGCCAGCCGAGCAGATGGTGTCGGTGATGCTGACGTTGTCGGACTTGTAGACGAGGATGTAGGCGGTTTCGCCCGGGCTGAAGGAACTGCGGCCGCCGTTCAGGCCATCGGGTCGGGTGTCGACCTCGGCCGACAGATGGCCGTCCGAACCCGAGCCGTCCGGGTTGCCGAATTGAACGCGAATGGTGGCATTGGCCATGATGTGTCCTCAGGCATCGACCAGCACGAATTGCACTTCCTCGTCGATGGAAAGTGCGACGCGCCAGTCGAGTGACGTGGTGGTGTAGGTGATTCGAAGCAGGCTGTAACCGCTGGTAGCCGCCGTGAGGTTCTGGCCCGAGGCAATCACGTCGCCCAGGCCGGTGTGCTGCCAGGCGAGATTTACGATGGAGGTCACCGGGTATCGGGTGCTTGCCTGCCCGTCGATGAATTCGACGGTCTCGATCTCGGTGCGGGTGATTGCGCCGAGGCTCGCGATGACCGTACACGGATGCCCGTTGTGGGCCAGCACCACAGCACGCGCGACGGCGAGATAGGCGCGCACCGTGCCCTGGTAGGCATCATCGGCATCGGCCACGTACTCGATCCGGTCGGCGGATGTGCTCACACCGCCTTCCTCATTGGCGATGGTCACCCGGTTGTAGCCGCGCATCGGGGCGATCTGCGCCTGTGCCGACATCACGTCGGCGTCGAACAGACTGTGCGCGACTGTGGCAGCACCGTACTGCGGGATGCCGACCGGGTGTCGGCGGCGGCAAACCACCGTGCCGTCCGGATTGCTCTCGACGATGCCGCCGATGGCCGCGACGATGTTGCGGGCGGCCGCCAGCGGCGTCGCCCCTTCCAGCATCAGCCGGCCTGCCGGGATGATCCAGTCGGGAAGACTCCAGTCAACCGGGCCTATCAGGAACTCCACCGCCGCACGCGCGGAAACCGCACCGGCCTCGTAGTAGCGGATCGTGCCGGCGAAGGGCGAATCAAGCAGCGCCACGGGCGAGACTGCCGTCAGTTCCATCCGTTGATCGGCGACTGAGGCACGTGACAGCGTCTTGCCATCGACCACCAGCACGAAGGTTTCCAGCCCCAGGGCAAGGGTGATCGTGTCGCCGATGCCGATGGCGGCGAAGTCGGTGATGGCCGCGATCTCGACTCGTGCGATCCAGACCGGACTCTCCTCGTCGCAGGAGAGGGTCGCCTCGACGATGCGGATGCGCTGGTCGTGCCAGACGAGTTCCGGGCTGTTCACCACCGCCTGCAGACGGGAGTCGTCGAGGATCGACCAGGACGCTGTCAGCCGCTTGGCGACCGGGTCGACGTTGGTCACGTCGTACCCGAGTAACAGACTGGCCGCGACCTGCTGGGTGAGCCAGTACGCGGCCCGCATCGATTTCCGGCAAGTACCGAGATCGGTGTACGAGATGACGTGGCGAGCCTTGGTCTGATGCACGTCGCCCCAGGCCACCAAGATGCTCCGGCGGTGCTGGCGCATGTCCCCGTAGGGATACCGGCTTCCACCCTCCAGCCGCAGTCCGTAGGGTGACTGGAGGTTTTGCGCGAAGCGGATCGACCAACTTTCCGCGTGCTGCCACGCGCGCAGGCGGGCCAGATCCCAGGGCGTGGTGTTGGCCACGAAGACTTCCGTCTTGCCCCACGCGGCCTCGAAGCGGCGCTTGAGAACGGTCGGGCCGGAATCCGCGTAAAGTCCCGCCCCCAGCGTGATGGCGAGCGAGATGCCGAGGGTCATAGCGGCTCGGCATCCGGGTCGTCAAACTGGGGCGGGGCAGGCACAGCGTAGGGCTGATCCCACTCATCGCCGATCATCGCGATCCATCCCGGCACGACGACCTCTTCCTGCGCGTAGCCGTCGGTGAGAATCAGAATCTCGTTGAACTCGCCGAGGATGCAGGCGCTGATGCCGCCGTCCCGATTCGGGAACTGCGGCACGGCCATCTTGGGCAGAGGTGACCCGGCGTGGCGCTTGCCGTTGAAATCCCAGCCTTCGCCGAAAGGTGACCAGGTGCCCGTCCAGGGGGACGAGTCGATCACACCGTCCTCGTCCTTCACGTAGGCCGGCTCCCAGTCGCCCCAGGCATCCCAGATGCCGTAGCGGGCGCACAGCCCCTGATGGGTGTCGGAGGGATAGCGCCGCGACGTCGCGCCGGCATAGGCAAAGCGCATCGACACCCCGGTCGCGCTGTTGCCATCCGCCTCCACGCCGTGCATCCACCACCATCCGGCCGCACCGTCGGCGGCAAACCAGATCGTGATCTCCGGCGAGGGATTGCCCACCCACCCGGAATGCGCGATGGTGTAACTGTGGACGTAGGCATTCGGGTCGAGGTAGTCGTTGCCGTAGACCGGATACGCGAAGATCGCCCCGTAGGGCTCTTGATCCTGGAAACTGAACGCCCAGTGTGGAACGTCATCGTCGGCGGCGCCTGCCGGCGAACCCAGCCGGATGAAGTCGATGCCGTCGACGGTGTCCTGCAGCACATTGAACCCGGCGCTCGCCACAAAGGCCTTGAGGTACCCGAATAGGGTCTGCACAGCGGCCTTGTCGAACGTGCCGGCGGCAAACGTCTTCTTGAAACCGACCCGGGCCATCACGCGCTCTCCCCGTGAATGGCCAGCGACGTGTAGTCGTTCGCCAAGCTGAAGGTGCCCGCCGGCACCTGGCGGCGATACCAGATCGGGATCGCGGCAGGCTGGGTCGCAAAGGTCACCGTGTCGTTCGTCTGGAACGTGCCGCCCCAAGCGATGGCCCTGATCGTGAAGTATGGCGTGCCGGTCGCCGGATTCAGGGGGGCGTAGTCGGCGCTGATCGATCCCGGGCTGGCCAGGGTGCCGACCGTGTTGCCCGACACCGTGAAGGTAGTGGCGCTCGTGAAGGTGAGCGTCCAGGTCTCCTCCACCGCCCCCTTGTTGTGGGCGACGAGGTTACCGACGGTGGCGGAATCGAAGCTGCCGCCACCGCTGGTGACCGACACCCCCGTGACGCCAGCCACCGCACTGGGCAGTTCGAGGACGCTGGACACCAGGGTGTTTGACGTGGCGTAGCTGTTCGCGAGCGCGGGCGAGACATCCACCGTGGCGAAATCGGTGCCGTAGCTCACGCCGCTGACCGTCACCCATTCCTCGTTGCCGGCACCACCGGTGCTCGGCCGATCCGAGACGCGCACCACGTCGCCGACCCGAAGCGGTTGCAGCGTCGCGTACTCGGCGTTGTGCTCGCAGGCCACCTGGATCTGGGTGGCCCCGCCGACGACGGGCGCGTTGAGCGTGCCGATGCCGTAGGGCCGACCGGCGATCTGATCTTCGGTATCGGTCTGCGTGCCCAACTGGAACACCACGAAGTCGCCGGCAGGCGTCAGGCTGTCGAGGAACAGGCGGACGTTGAGCAGCGCCGTGTCCTGCGCACTGTTGACGTGGATGAAGGCTTTGCGCCACTTCACCGCGCCAGCCAGTCGCTCGGACTGCGACACGTCGGGGAAGAGATTGTTCTTCACCCCGGACACCAGTTGCGAAAAAGCCATCCGCCCGCCGTTCTGGGCGGGCGTCACGTCGGACATCAGGGCGGCAGGCCGCCAGACGATTTCATTGTCGAGAATGGGCATGGGTTCCTCTCATACGGTCATGAGCTTGAGGGTGGCGAGATAGAAATCGCCGGCTTGCGGATTGGCCACCGATACCAGCGGCCGGGCCTCGAAGGCAGGCGCGTCCTGGTGGCGGAACATCACCTGCCGCGACTCACCGCGCAGGGTCAGGCTGTAGACGCCACCCGGGCTTGCGGCCCGCAGGGCCAGCACCTCGATCTGAGCGCGGGTGAACCAGCCAGCGTCGGATTCCGATTCCAGGGTGATGGGCAGCCCGGCCTGCAACTGGCCGTAGAACACCACCACCGACCCGTCGAGGGTGCGGCGCACGGTCTGGGCGACGCGGCTTGCTGCGAACTCGTCGGACCAAAGGAGGCCCGCCGGCAGCTGAATGCCGTCCAAGATGATCACGTTGGTCTCCTACTGGAATTCCGGGCGGATGTGGTACAGGAAGCGGGTGCTGACCGAGGCGAGGTCGGTGAGGCTGCCCACCTCGACCATGTCGCCGTCGGGGCCGAGCAGGTAGTCCCCGACCTCGAAGCCACCGTTGTCGAGGAAGCTCCCAAAGCGCACCGACGGATGCACCGCGAGATTGCGGTAGTTGGTCCAGTTGGCCGCGTTGTTGGCGATCACCGTCTGGAAGGCGCTGCGTATCGCGGCGTCATCGAGCAGCGTGCCGCCCCGGGTGTAGAAGCGGTCGATCCAGAGCACGTTGTGCCAGGCGCCGTTGGCGCCCAGCTGGAACCAGCGGATGTCGTCGCCGTCCATCACCACATACTCGGTGACCCCGAGCGCCGCCGCCACTTGCTGGAGCATCGCGCGGGTCAGTGAGATCGACACGGCATCGACCGGCACCCAGACGTATTGCGAGCCATTCCACGTCCGCTGCTCGCCGCTGCACATGACGGGGGCAGTGAGGCCGCCCCAGCCGGAGTAGGTCGGCCACGGACGCTGGTGCCAGGCGCTGTCCCAGTCATACATCGAGGTGTCGTAGCCGGTGACGAAGTAGGTTGCCGGATTGATCAGGGCCTGGTAGGCCGGCTTGGTCGTCGTGCGGTTCACGGACTTCAGCGTGCCGACCGACAGGTTGTAGGCCGACAGGTTGAACTCGTAGTCGTATTGCCCGGTAGTCGAGTAGCGCTTGATCGCTGCCCACTCGGGCTCGAACTGCGGTGTGAGCTGAGCCGGATCCCAGTACCAGCGCTGCGTCGCCTTCTTCGCCTGGAGATTGGCCGGTGCCGTCTCGGGCTGCGTGGGTGCGGTCAGGAACAGGCTGAACGGGATCGTGCACACGCCGTTGTACATCGAGATGTAGCTGCTGCCCCACGAGCGGTTCCAGCCGTAGTAGGTGGACTCCGGATGCAGGGGATAGGCGTTCCAGTTGAACATCCCGGATACCGACACTGCGCCCGCGAGGAATTTCGTCTCCCCCGGCTGCAGGCTCACCCACGCCTGCCAGCCGGAGGCCTGGACGATGAGGCCCAAGGCGAAGTCCAGGTTGTTGCGCACCTTCACGACGAAGCGGAAGGTGGTGATGTAGCGCAGTTCGAACGCCGCGTCGAACTCGATGCCGTTGGCGAGAACTGGGCTGCGCGTGTAGGTGGTCTCGAAAGGCGGGATGATCCCGTCGGTCATCCCCGGCGTGTAACTGATCAGCGAAGGCATGTGCGAAAGCCAGATCGACTTCCACGACATCCGCGTGTCGCCGGAAAGGCCCAGCGCACTGCTGCTCACCGAGCGGCTGTAGGTCTGGTAACCGTAGGCCAGCAGGATGTAGCGCATCCGATAAGTGCCGGTCGTCGGCAGGCCGATGCTGGCCGGGTCGATGGTATTGAACCAGTAGAACCAGTCCACGTTGTAATGCCGGATGATGCCGTTGGCGTCCATCGACATCTGTTCCCAGCCACTCGGCCACCAACTGTAGGTGGTCATCTGGCCGGGCGAGTAGTTCGAGCCGTGCACGCTCTGGTACCAGATCTGGCCCGACTCGACGTGCAGCACTTCGATCACGGCGGCAATGCCGAAGTAGCCGCCCCCGGTGCTGACCTGATAGGAGAGCGCCTGCGCCGGATCGACCCGATCCGCGACGGCGGTCGGCATCGGTCGGGACTCGAAGCGCACCCACAGGTCGGCGACCCGGTCGATGATGAGGTGCAGGCTGCCGAGGAACTGCGAGCCACTGCTGCCGGAAAACTTCAGGGTGCGGCCGTAGAGCTCGAAATACGGATCGGGCGTCACGGTCTGCTGATCGCGCCACTCCCAACGGAAATTCCCGCCACCCGGCCCATGCAGCACGTAGTTGAAGTCGACCGGCTTGGCGAAGAGCTCGCGCCGCAGCATCGGACAGGGCGTGGGCGGCGGCGGGGTCGTCCCACCCGCGAACGGCACGGACACCCGCGTCTCGATTCCGCTGGATTCGGTGCTGCTGCTCCCGCGCCTCACCCCGCCCCGGTCGAGGCGGCTGGAAACGGTGAGACGTAAGCCGGGTTCCAGCTCCGACTGCGAGGCGTAGTGGCGGCTCTCGCACTGGCTGTACGCCTGACTCGTGGCGTTGTTGAGCTCGCTGACGACCTGATCGTAGTAGCGGCGCGCCAGCGGACTATGATCCGGCTGCGGCTGAATCCACCAGTAGTTGTTGCCGAACAGCCAGTACAAATCCACGCCCGGCCAGTCGTAGATCCACCAGTCGCAGTCACGCTGCTGACGCACCTCGTCCTGCGCGCTCTGCCAGGTGCAGGCAAAGAACTCGATGGGCACCGCCTGCTTGAGGTTGGCCTTGACCGGGCCGCCCGGCGGCGGCGTGACATCCGGCAGAGGCGTTGGTGACGGTTCCTTCATCACGCCCCCCGCGACAGTTCGCGCAACGCTTGCGCCAGCTGCATCGCCGTCTCGCGCGAGGACTGCACCGTGTGCGGCTTGCCGCCGACGTGGAAGCGCAGGTCGACCACGTCCCGGGCCGGCGTGCCGTTGTCGCCAGACATCATCGCCATCTGGCTCACGGCATTCCCTACCGCCCCGCCTGCAGCGAAGCGCGGCAAGGCGGGCAGGAAGCCCGCATTGAGAGAAGCGAAGAAGGCCTCGCCGAACTTGCGCACGCTGGCCGCCCGGATGACGAATTCGCCGTGGGACAGCAGCGCCGGCACCGAATCCGACGTCTCCGTTCCCGGGCCGAAGATGCGTCCCGACATCCGCCGAAATCCCTCGGCCACGGCCTGCCCGCCTTCGGCCAGCTTCTGGATCAGGCCGCCCTGGGCATTGGTGTAGACCTTGGTGACGTAGATCGTGTGGGTGCTCGAGGTCGGCCGCAGCAGTTCCGAAACGGCCGCCCGGTACTGATTCAGGTCGGGCTGCACGGTGTGGGTGGCCGAGGTCGGTGCCGACAAGACCGTCTTAGCATCCTGCGCAAACGACGCCAACTGCTGCCGGGGCTGATCGAAGGACACCAGCGCCGCGATTTCCACGTTGGCGCTCGCCAGCGTGCCCTTGAGTCGGTCGATGTCGGCAATGACCTGACTCGTGTCGGCCTCGACCTTGGCGAGCAGTTGCAAGTTGTCAGCGTCGGACTTGAGTTTCTCCAGGGAGGCTTGCGCCTCCTTGGTGTCGGCCTGGATCTTGGCGACCAACTGCTGCGCCTCGGTCAGCGCCTTGAGTTTCTCGATGCCAGCCTTGGCGGCCTCGATGTCGACCTCGAGCTTGAGTTTGTCCTGCGCGAGCAATTGCTGGCGCAGCTTGTCCAATTCGTCGGACACCGATGCGAGTGCACGTTTGGCTTCGTCTGCTCCCTGACCAGCAGCGCTGGCAGCCTGTTTGTGCGCGTCGCCCAAGCCCCTCAGTGCCGCATCGGCGATGCCGGCGGCCTCCTTGATCTCGCCGATCGCACGCTTGGCCGCTTCGCCCTCGGAGACCACGGTCTGGGTGACCGTCTTGCCGTTCTGCTCGACCTGGCGGGTCACCGCCGAGGCGGTGCGCTCGGCCAGTGCAATCGCCTCCTCGGCAAGTTTGCGGGCCTGTTCGTAGTTGCCGGCGGCAAGCGCCGCACGCGCCTGCGCCTGCTTCTCGTCGATCTGGCGCAGCCGATCCTGATAGGCCGCGTACTCGTCCATCCCCTTGCGGGACAGTTCGCGGATGCGATCCTCGACCGACAGGCGCAGGTTGAGCCGGGCTTCGTCGGCAGCCTTCGCGGCTTGCAGGTGGCGCTGCTCCTCCGCAATCAGCCGGTCGACGGTGGCGCGGTAGGCCGACTCCAGCTGCGAGTAGATGGCGATGCGCGCCTCGACCGCCTGCCGCTCGATGGCCTGCACGTCCTGGCCGGCGGCACGGGCGAGCGCCACGGCTTGGCCATAGGTCGTCTTCCAGGCCGACTCCATCTGCCGCGCGCCGGCTTCCACCGCCGCGAGTTTTTCGCGCTCGGCGGCGAGCAGCGCCTGGGCCGACTCGCGGATCGCGGCAGACTCGGAGCGTGCGGCATTCTGCGCCGCTGCTTCCTGCCGCTTGTAGTTCGACTCGATCTCATTGAGGCGGGCATCCCAGATCGCCTTGATATCGGCGGCGACCTGTTTGTAGCTGGCCGAGAGTTGCTTGACGGTTTCGGCGGCTTTCTTGGTTTCGGCATCGAGCGCCTGCCGGATCGCTTCGCCGGCCTGAGTGGCCGCACCCTGGATGGCGCGTAGCGTATCGGCTGTGCCGGGCAGCGCTGCCTTGAGTCGTTCGGCGGCCTGTGCCGCCAGCATCATCTGGGTTTTGACGGAGAGCGTGCCGGTATTGGCCAGCTCCTCCATCGCGGCGGTCAGCTGCTCCAGTTGCTGGCGCTGCCGGTTCATCTCGTCGATGGCGCGGTTGGTCTCGCGGATATCCTGCACCATATTGATGATGCCGCGTCCCATCTCCCAGACGGCGACGGCGGCGAGCACCGGCAGGAAACGCATGAAGGCGGCCTTCAGTACCGCCAATGCACTACCCAACGCAGCCACCGCCGCGACGCCCTTGACGGCCAGCACAGCGACGATGATCTCGCCGAGTACCCGCAGCGCGGCCATGATCTCCTCGCCGTGGGAGGCCAGTGCCACCAGAGCGTCTGCCAGTTTCTGCAAGGCCGGCAGCGCAGCTTCCGCCACCTTCATGGCGATGCCGGACAGGGCCTGCTTCACCGTGTCGAGCGTGTCGTTGAATTTCTCGGCGGCCTTCGCGGTGTCACCGCTGATCTCGAGGCCCAGTTCCTTGAACTTCTGCTTCAACTGCTCGATGCCAGCCCGCCCCTGGTTTAGGAACGGGATTAGCTCGACGCCGCTCTTGCCGAAGAGCTTGACGGCCAGCGCCGATTTCTCGGCCCCATCGGGCATCGCCGCGAAGGCATCGGCGAGGTCGAGCAGCACCTCCTCGGTCGGGCGCAGTTGGCCGGCGGCATCCTTGACCGAGACACCCAGCCGGCTGAATGCCTCGACCTGTTCCTTCGATCCGCCCGCCGCCTCGACCATCGCGGTCGCCAGCTTCTGCATGCCTTTGGCCAGTCCCTCCAGCGAAATGCCCGACTGCTCGGCGATGGGTTTCAGCAGCGACAGCGACTCGACCGAGATGCCGGTCTTCTGCGAGAGCTTGGAGAGGTTATCGGCGGTATCAAGGGCGGCCTTGCCGGCAGCGACCAGTGCACCGAGCGACAAGGCGGCACCCAAGCCCGCCAGCACGCCGTTGACCTTGCTGGCTGCCGACGACAGGCCCTCCAGATTCGCCTTCACCGAGGCGAGCGCCGCCTTGGTCTGGTCAATCGCGGTGATGAGGATTTGGGCGCGGTCAGAGGCCACGGGTTACAGACCTTGTGCGTTGAGTTGTTGCAGGATGGCGGTGGAGAGCTTGGGCATTTGGGAGCGCACGATGCCGGGCAGGTCGAAGCGCCCGCGCAGGGTCACGCTCGGCACCAGCACGGCGATGGGAATCTCCTGGCCGCGCTTGATCGATTTCGCGCCGGTACGGCCACGTTCGGCCCGTTTGAAGCGGCGCAGTTCGGCGGTGTTGTCCTTGATGTTCTCGGCCATCAGGATCACCTTCCCGTTCTTCTCGATGAAGAAGGCATTGCCGGCACGCATCAGGCCGTCGACCACGCGGCGAAAGGCCTTGCGGCCCATGCGCTGGTGCTCGGGCAGCAAGGGGATCAGCAGCCGCCCGCCGATGGTGCCGCCCCGGACGTGGATGCCCAGCCACGAAATGCGCGAACCGACCAGCAGCGCCGGGAATTTCTCGGGACTGCCGGCGTAGAGCTTGTGGCGCATCGACTTCACGAAGGCGGCCTTCCTCACCTTGAAGGCCGACTGCATCCGGGACTGGGCCGCCTGGGCGATCTCCTTGCCCGCGACCTTCATTCCGGCCTCGACCGCCTTGCGGATCGCCCGACGCTTCTCCGGCACCCAACTGTCGAGCCGCTTTGGGTCGAGCAGGCCCGAGGTGGTGAGCGAGAGTTTCATCGGGTGAGTTCTTTCAGGAGTCGTTTGATCTCGGCGCTGCCGCCGCGCTGGGCAGTGACCAGCAGCGCGAACTGCGCCGCCAGGTCGTCGCGTTCATCACGGTCGATGGCCGCGAGAAACGCCCGCAGCTGCGCGAGCGTGTAGGTCAGGACGTCGGGGTAACGGTGGCCGGATCGGAGGAGCCGCTGGATGGCATCTGACCAGGGATCAGCGTGCCGAGGGTCTGGCTCACCCGCGTGATTTCCGGCACCACGCGGCGGACAAAAAAATCCGCGTTGGCCCCGAACACCGCCTCGGCCAGCCGGATCGCATCGTCCAGCGACAGGCCCGACACCCACTCCGGCGGTCGGCGGCAGGCTATGGCCAGCGCCAGGATCACCGCCTCACCCTCTTCGGACAGCAGCCGCAACCAGTCGGGATCGGGGCCGAGCTTGCCGGCGATGGGACGGACGGTGCGGGCGAAGATCGGCAGCTCGCCCACCTTGAGGGGCGTGATGTCGAGGGTTTCGCCGCCGATGATCACGGTTTCGGCGACCGGCGGCAGCGCCGCGAAGGTTTGCGCGTCCATGATCAGATCTGCACGATGCGACCGAACTGGCCGAGCACCGCGTCGTAGGGTTTCGTCGAATCGGCCAGGAGCGAGCCTTCCAGATCGAACTTGTTGTACTCGTTCGAGATCAGCGCCAGTTCCTTCAGCGGATCGAAGGCCACGCGGTAGAGCTCGACCAGCACCTTGGCGTTGCCCTGGGCGGTGTTGAGCCCCTCCAGGCGCAGGTAACGCTCCGGCAGCGGCTGCGTGAAGATGCCGATCTCCGAGACGTCGCCGAAGGCGTAGCTCGCCTTGAACGGCGCGGTAAGGCCGGTGGTGTCCAGAAACTGGAGGGCACCGAAGTCGGTGTCGGCGGTGTAGTGCGTGCCCAGCGTCAGCGTGGCCGGCGTGCCGGCGGAATCCTTGACGACCAGCGTCGACACCTTGGGGTGAGCGAGGAAATAGCGGTCGCCAATTGTTGGCAAATTCGCCGGGGCCGCGCCGCCCACCGGCTCGTCGGTCACCGTGCCGCCGGTCGTGGCGACGTGGGTGCCGTAGAGGGCGAGCGCGAGGTTTTCCTTGGTGAATTCCTCGATGGACAGGTTGATCGTGGCCGATTTGCTCTTGATCATCCGGTGATCGAGCGAGCGCTGGCCGGACTGCGACTCGTAGTGTTCCAGCACTTCGGTTTTGAGAGACAGCTTCAGGTCGGCGACGTTGCCGGGGCTGCGCACCTCGATGGGCAGGCCGTTGATGTCGCGCTTGCCGAGATAGACCCGGCCTTGGAAGGATGCGTAGTAGCTCACTTGGTTTTCTCCTCATTGCGGGGAACGGGTTTGGGGGTCGGCTGCGCGATGGCAGGCTGGGACGCGGCGCGGGCAATGCCGGCGTCCATCAGCCACTGCGCCAGATCTTCGTCGAGCGCGATGACCGCGCCCGGTGGGTAGGCGATGCCGGTGTGCGTGTGGGGTTTCAACAGTTCAACGGTTTGGTTGGGCATAGGTTCATCCTCGGATTGAGAGGTCGGTGGCCAGCGTGCGGTAGATGATCTGGTAGCGAGCCGGAATGGCGGCCGCCGTGGCATCGGCGTCCTCCACATCCCACTCGCAGTCCAGTTCGCGGATGCCGAGACACAGACCGCCGAGATTGAGGTCGGCCAGCAGCGCCGCGTGCGCAGCCACCAGCAGCCGGTCGGCGATGGTTTCCGGCATCTCGCTGCCGGTCTCGCGGGCCAGCGCCACCACTCGCACGACCAACTGCCGCTCGACGCGGTCGTTGGGCCGCTGGGTGATGGCATCCGACTCCGGGAACACCAGCAGTGCCGGCGATTGCTCGCGGGTGATACCGGTCGGCGGCGAGCGCCGTAGTTGTGCCCCGGCTGTGGTGGCGACGGGAGTGAGAAGCCCCGTCACCGCTTGCAGAATCTGCTCGCGGATCGAATTGGGCATGGCCGGCCTACAGTCGGGTGAGCGAGGCGCGGGCCTCGGTGCCGTCGCCCATCGCGGTCACTTCCCGCACGCGATAGGTCTGGCCCGCGATCTCCAGCGTGTTGCCGGCGGCCAGGAAAGGCAGCCGGCTGACCGGATAGCGGATGGTGTGGTTGCGGGAGACGCCCAGGCCGTCGAGCACGTCCTCGTCGGGGGCGCGGAAGTCGACCATGACCTCCGTGCTCCCGATCACGGCCCGCGTGAGCAGGCCCGCGTTGGCCGCCGCGTCGTAGAGCGCGCCGACGTCCATCATCACGACAGAGTCAGCTTGACCAGCACGCCCGGACGGTGGCACATCGGCAGTGGGTTGGACTGGGTGTGCAGGTCGGTGCCCCGGTCGAACTTGCGCGGCTCCTGCTTGGCGTAGACTGGCTGTCCCAGGGTGTTGGCGGTCTCGTTGAAGTCCGCCGGCGCGAAGTAGGTGCCGAAGGTGTCCACCGTGCCGAGCGGGAAGCAGTGGGCTTCGCCCGCCGCGATGAAGCGGCGCGAGGTGCCGTTGGCGTCGGTGGCCTGGCCCCGGTACTCTTCGAAGGTGATGCCGCCGTAGGTGAAACCGGAGCGCATGTCGTTGATCAGGACGATGCCCTGCTGCCAGTTCTCGAACGCCTTCTCGACCTTGGCGTGGCCGGTGAGCTTCTCGAAGAACTCCGGCGAGCACAGGCAGTGGATGCCGGTCATGAACTCGCCCTTGAGGTTCTCCTCGACGTGGCCCAGCACCTCGGTGCACTTGCCCTTGACGTTGGTCGCGCCGTTGGTGAGTTCGAAGTTCACGGTCTTCGCCGCGATGTCGAACTCGTCGTAGAGGTTGTAGATGGTGGAGCCGTCCGCGTCCAGGATCACGCCCTTCAGCGCGCCCATGCGCAGGTGCTCCAGCGTGATCGCATGCTTGTTGCGCATGGTCTCCAGATGCCGGGCCATGACGCCGGCCACGGTCTCGGCCTCCGATTCGGTGCCGAAGGCGCGCACGCCCTGCACTTCCTCGGGCAGCACCACGTCGTCGTGCGGGATGTGCGGGATCACGAAGGAGCGCATGCTGCGCTTGCCGCGCCGGCCGACGGTGCCGGGGGAGCCCGGCGGCAGCGCCGGCAGGAGGTTGAGGACGCCGTTCTGCTCCTCGACGATGATCTGGCGCAGGCGCACCGGACGGGCCGGGAAGATGTTGAGCGCCTCCATGCGCCCGTAGCGATTGGGCAGGATGTTGATGGCGGCGGTGAGCGCGGCCATCGAGAAGGCCGGCGTGTGGAAGGGGTTGTTCATTGGCATGGTGATCTCCTTAGACGGATTGGCGAACCAGCACGCCCAGGCTGGTCAAGGTGGCGATGGCGGCGGCCTTTTCGGCAGGCGTGATGCCGCTGGGCCAGACCAGGGCGTAGTCGGCGACGATGGCGTGGCGGGCGACGATCAGCCCGTCGTCGCGGTCGATGAGGCTCGCGTCGCAGTCGGCGAGCATTACGCCGGCCGGGACCTGGCTGCCGTCGGTGGCCGAGGGGTCGAAGCGCTTGAGCTTGGCCGTGGCGGTGACGGTGCCCACGACGGCGCCGAGTTCCAGGTTCTGGCCGGCGCCGACGGTGACCCGGTCGCGGGAGTAGAGGTTGGGCGCCTCGTACTTGAGGAGATCGCCGAGGTTGTTCGGTTGAGTCAGTGCGGGCATGGCTTATTCCTTTCCGGTGAGTTTCTTGACCGCTTTCATCAGCGGGTTCTGATCGGGATGTGCTGCCGGCGCCTGGGTGTCGGGATGGATGAGCGAGGTGATCTCGGGGCTCTCGGCGCGGGCGGCCAGCAGCGCGCGGCGCACCTGCGCCTCGCTCGCGCCTTCGGCGAGGAAGGCGGCGGTGCGCTCGGGATGGCCGGCGAGCTGGCACAACTCGGCGATGGCCAGCGCATCGGCGCGTGTGGCGGCGACTGCCGACTGCACGGCGTCCTCCTGGGCGGGGGTGCCGGCGGTGTCGGACGTTGCGGCCGGCTCCTGGGCGGGATCGGGAAGCGGTTGGGACTCGGGGGTCTGCATGACAAGGTTCTCCTGTGGGTGAGGCGTGGGAAGGGACAGCGAGCGGGGGTTGGGCGGTGGTGAACGTCCGCGCGAGCGGCGCGTCGCGAGGAAGGCCGAGAACTCGGTGAGCACGGTGTCGAGGCTCGCCTCGCCATCGGCCAGCCCCGCCGCGACCGCCTCCGGGCCGAAGAAGAGCCCGGCCTCGGTGGCGCGCATGAAGTCTTCGTCGAGGCCGCGCATGGCCGCGACATGGGCGACGAAGATCCCGTAGAGGCGATCCACCTCGGCTTGCAGCCGGGCGGCGGCCTCGTTCGAGAGTTGCTCATGGGGCGAGAAGTCGTTCTTCCGCGCGCCGGCCGTGATCGCCGTGTAGCGGAAGCCCTCCTGGGCGTCGCGCATCGACTGGTCCACGTGCATGGCGATGACGCCGACCGAGCCCACGCCGCCGGTTCGGGTGGCGACGAGTCGCGAGGCGGCGCAGGCAAGCGCGTAGGCCGCCGAGAACGCCGAGTCCGCGGCAATCGCCCAGACCGGCTTCACCGCGTCGGCAGCGCGGATGCGCTCGGCCAGTTCGAACACGCCGCCCGCCTCGCCGCCCGGCGAATCGACATCGAGCAGGATGCCGGTGACGACGGGATCGGCCAGCGCCGCCTCCAGCGTCGTCGCGATCTCGCCGTAGGAGGTGAGCCCCGAAGCGGCTTCCAGGCCGAGAGCGCGGCGCACGAGGGTGCCGTGGATGGGGATCACCGCGATGCCGGGCGGTGCGTCCGACTGGGCACGGGGCGAAGGAACGGGCACTGCCGTTTGCGGCTCGGGCCACCCGATGCGTTCGCCCAGCACGGCCAGGATGATCTCCAGCTTGGAACGGGCGACGAGGAGCGGCGTCCCGTAGAGACGGGACGCCAGATGCGGAAGCAGCATGGTCAGTTTTCCTGGGGAGAGGGTTCGGGGAGCGGCGCCGACGGAGCCGGTGCCGCCTGGTCATGCCGGGGGTCGGAATCGAAGACGAGGCCCAAGGCGTCCGCCCGGGCGTTGTCAGCGGCGATCTCGCGGTCGATGTCCTCGGCGTCGTAACCGAAGGAGGAGATGGCCTCGGAGCGCGACAGCAATCCGGCCCGGATGGCGGTCACCATCGCGTTGAATTCCTTCTGCGGATCGACCCACTGCCAGCCTTGGGGAATCCACTTCACGGCCAAATACTCGCGCCGCTGCGGCGTGCCCCCGCGGGCATAGCCGGGTAGGCGGATGGCGCCTTCGAGCACGGCCTGCTCCAGGAAGGCCTGCCAGATCGGCCGGCACAACTGGTGCACCAGCACGCCGTGCTGCAGGGCCTCGACGCGGCGGCGGAA